GGCGTGTCCGTGCTGAACGCCGCCATCAACGGCATGGTCGGCCACAAGCGGTACTTCGACAAGCTCCACTCCGAGATTCTCCACGAGGCCAACAGGCTGTGCGCCAAGAATCCCGACATGGACGGCGGCGACCTGCTCAACTTGGTGGGCGAGATCCTCAACTGCCGTCAGGCCAAGAGCAGGAACGACGTTCTTATCGGCAGGTGGAAATCCGAAGCGGAGGAGCTGCGCACCCGGGCCGCCGTGGAGTCCGAAGCCGAGCTGAAGGCCCAGTTCCTGCGGGAGGCCGCGGTGCTGGATCTCAAGGCCAAGCGTCTGCGGGAGAACCGGCATCTGGACAAGCAGCCCTCCGGCGAGGAAGCCAAGAAGGTGGTGTGCTGCGGATACCTCGACGGCGAAGCCGCGCGCATTGAAGCGGACGATCTCGCCAAGCTCGACGCCGCCGGTATAGACCGCTCCGTCGTGGACCATTTCTACAAGCGCATGTACGACGTCTACCAGCAGGCGGAGAACCTGCTCATAAAGTCCGGCCAGATTTCCGAGGGCCAGATCAGGCGCATGCCCAAGATCGACGGCTTCCTGCCGTTCGTGCCCTACATGGACAACCTCGCCGAGTCCATGTCGAACATCGACGTCTACCAGCCCGGCAGCTTCAAGGCCATGCAGGGCTCCACCGAGCATCCGGCCAGCGCTTGGCATGCCGTGCGGCACTTCACCAACCGCGCGGCCTACCGCGCGGGCGGCGTCCATCTTGCCCAGTTCCTCTACAACATGCACAAGCTCAAGGGCGACGGCTCCGGCCTGCGCGTCAAGAAATGGGGCAACGTCAGCCGCATGTCCAACTACGCCTTCAACGAATACCTGCGCCAGACGAGCAACGAGTACGGAGGCGGCGGCATCGTGTCGGACGTGCTGGTGAACGAGAAGGGCGACCGCGAGAAGGTCTTCATCCAGTTCGACCAGCGCCTTCTCGACGAAGTCGCCGGAGGGCCCGGCAGAAGCATGCACGTCGCCAAGGAGCTCAACGCCCTGCTTGGCGGCATCGGCAAGTCTGCCGACAAGCTTGGCGTGCTGGGCAAGGCCACAGGCTTCATGGGCCAGATGTACACCAAGCTGTCGCTGGGCTTCTCTCCCATCAACGGCCTCCGCGACTTCGGCGAGCGCATCCTGAACATGGCGAACCGCGACTACATCGCCGAAGACGGCACGCACATCGCGGGCTACCAGCTCATGGGAAGCATGGCCGCCAACGTGATGACCGCCAAGAAGATCCTGTTCGACGCCGTGCGCGGCAAGCTGGACATGAACACGGAATACGGCAGGTACTACGCCGAGTATATCCAGCAGGGCTGCGACCCTGTCATGATCCGCGACCTCAACGCGCCGGGACAGGGCCTCGACACCGTCGTCGGCCAGCGGCGCGGATTCCTGAACACGCTGGCGGATGAGCATATTCCCGACGGCCTGAAGGAGGCGCTCAAGACCGCCGGCGTCTACAAGGAAACGGCGAACAACTGGATCAACGCCTACAATAGCTGGTTCAACAACATCGCTCCGCTTTCCCAGTTCATCGCCATGCGGAAGCGCGGCATGTCCGCCCGCGCGGCGGGCAACGCCGTCAACGAGATGCTGAACAACAACATCGGCGGCACCGCGCTCAACACGCTGCGCGCCGTGTTTCCGTTCGCCCGCCCGACCTTGCAGGGCGCCCGCGCCATGCTCCGCTCGTTCGGCCTCGGCGTGGACGCCTCCGGCAGGTTTGCCAAGCCGGACGCCCGCACGGTCGCCACGATGGTGGGCACCTACGCCGCGGGCTCCATGCTCTACGGCTTCGCCCGCGACTCGCTCGGCGAGGACGACTCCGGCGCGCTCAACGCGGACGCGCTGTCCGTCAGCCAGTTCGCCGCGTCCATCCCCATGCCGACGGGCGACGGCCACTACCTCCGCATCCCCGTGCCGTTCGGCATTCCGCGCATAGCGCTTGCTCTCGCCGTCGCCACCGATCGCGCCGAGCGCGGGATCATCGACCCGGACGAGGCCGCCTTCGCCGCCTTCGCGCAGGTGGCGAAGAACGTGTCGCCCCAGAGCTTCCCCGAGTACGCCGCCAAAGAAAACCCGGCCGCGTGGCTCCTTCAGGCGTTCAGCCCCGAGCTTCTGCGCCCCGTGGTGGACGTGGGAACCAACAGGAACTACCGCGGCAGGCCCATCTCCTACAAGGCCGGCGGAGGCGACGAGGGCATGGAGCCCAAGGCCGCGTCCGGCTACGCCGCCACCAACCCGACGTACAAGAAGCTGGCCGTCGACATCCTCGACGCCACCGGCTACGACCTCGCGCCGGAGCAGGTGCAGGCCATCGTCAAGGGCTACACGGGGGGCGTGGGCCAGCTCTTTCGCTCCTACATCGAGTCGGAGAACCCCGCCGTGCAGGAGGAGAGGAAGACCGCCGCTCAGGAGATGGGCGGGTTCCTCGCCGCCATGGGCGGGACGATGTACTACGGGCGCATGCTGGACGCCGACAAGACGCTGTTCTACGACGCCAAGGCGCGCCTCGAGTCCGACGTCCGGCGCGAGAACGTCGAGTGGAACAACGAGGAGCTCCGCAAGAAGAAGGACCCCGACGCCTACCGCAGGTGGCGCGTGCAGCAGCTGCGCGACAAGGGGTGGAGCGAGGCCAAGCTGCAGGATCTCGACACCATGCTGCAGGCCGACGCCGCCATCCGCAAGAGCCACCAGACGTGGCGCAAGCCCCTGCTGGACGCCTTCAACGCGGACGACGACGGCACCAAGCTGAAGGAAACCTTCAGGAAGAAGTTCGACGGCGAGGCGGACTACTACTCCGCGGCGGTGGCGAACATGAACCTCTACCATGGAGGGTGGGAATGATAGTCCGCATCGACCCCGACGCCGTGCGCCTTGCGCTCCGCGTCAAGGCGGGGCCAAACTTTCAGGCCGCCTCGTGGCGGGGCCTGCAGCTTCTCGTGACGCCGGGCCCCCGTCCCGACGAGTGCGGAGGCGGGTCGCCCATGTACTTCCTCGGGTGCTGGCCCGGGCCGTCCACGACCGGCCCCGGCGTCGACGTGGCGAATTTCAGGCCAGACTTCCCCGCTATCGTGATCGAGGCCTTCGAGCTCGACGCCGAGGGGCGGGTGGTGTTCCGCATCAAGGACGCCTTCAGGGGGCTTCCGCCGGGACGCTACCACGGCGAGCTGCGGTTCTGCCCGCCCATGGAGCCCATGTGCCTGACCCCGCTCAGGGATCTTGGCAAGCCCAAGACGGACGAGGTGCGCCTGCCGGAGGGGTACGAGTTCGCGCTCAACCAGTGCGGCGACCCCTTCCCCGACCCGCCTCCTCCCCCTCCGCCTCCGGCCCGGTGCTGCGTCGTCGCCGCCTTCGGCATCGACCTCGCGCCGTCCTGCGGCGACCACTACGTAGACCAGATCGCGGCCCTGATTCCCGAGGGCTGCATGGAGGACGAATAGATGGCCATACACGGATGCTACCCCCCGGCCATGGACTTCATGCCCTGCGCCCTGCCGGGCAACGCAGAGAACGGGCAGGTGCTGTCCTTCTCCGACAGGGAGCCGGGGCAGCTCAAATGGATCACGGCCCCCGTCAAGGGCGACAAGGGCGACCGCGGCCCGCAGGGGCTGAAGGGCGACAAGGGCGACAGGGGCGACAGGGGAGAGCGCGGCGAGACCGGCTTCACCGGACTGCGCGGCGCTCAGGGTCTCAAGGGCGACAAGGGCGACACGGGTCCGAAGGGGCCTCCCGGCCCGCAGGGCGAGCGCGGCCTGCGCGGCGAGCAGGGCGCTCCCGGCCCGATGGGCCTGAAGGGCGACCGCGGCGACCGCGGCCCCACTGGTCCGCAGGGCGAGAAGGGTGACCGCGGCCCGCAGGGTCCCGCAGGCCCCGCCGGCCTCGACGGCGCTCTCACGTCCGCCCAGCTCTCCGGCCTGATAGGCTCCCTGTCGAACGTCGTCTACGAGGCCGTGCTCGGCGCGACCGGCGACGCGCTTCAGGCTCAGGCCGCCAAGCAGAGCTTCGCCTCCGACCCCTACAACTGGACCGCATAGGAGCCCGCCATGCTCATGAAGACCGAGTTTTTCAGCGCCCTGCTCAACAGGGCGCTCGACCCCGCCGACGTCCACCTGCCCATCGACGCGGCCGCGGAGGCCGACCTCAAGGCCCTCCTGAAGGAGGAGGGCTCCTACGTCTACCTGACGATCCGCGACGAGCTCAACGCCGAGACGGTTAAGTGCTCCCTCTCCGCCGGCACGCTGGTGCTGGAGCGCGGCGTCGAGGGAACGCAGGGCGTGCGCCATCCCTACGGCGCGTGCGTCTCCACCGTGTCCCCCACGGTCATGGCCGTGGTGAAGGACCTGATCTGCCACTACGACTGCTGCGAGGACGGCGACTGCACCGCCGTGCCGGTGACGCTCCACTCCGTGAACGCCCCGGCCGCGTCGAGGGGCGCGTCGTGGCAGGGCTCCGTAGAGCTCGACGGCTCCGACCCGATCACGCTCGACGCGTCCGCGGCCCCGTCGTGGATGACCGTGAAGCGCTACGGCCACCTCGTGCTGATGAAGGGCACGCCCTCCTCGGCAGGGAACGTGAGCTTCACCCTCTACGCCGTCAACCTCAACGGCACGGAGACGGCGTCCGCCCAGATTGCCTTCACCGTGTCCTAGTCCGGCGTCCCCTGCGCTCCTTCGCCGGACGCAAAAAGCCCCCCGCCTCTCTCGAGACGGGGGGCTTTCTCATTCAAACTTCTTCAGGAACGCATCCAGCTTCGGCTTCGCCTCCTCCGGCGCATGCGGAAGCAGGGCTCTCAGCAGGGCCAGCATGACGGGCGCGTTCGCCATGAGGAGCGCGTTGGCCTTCCGCTCCTCCGGCCCGGGGTAGTCCATGGCGATGGCGATGGATCTCCTGTCCGCGTCGAATATCACGCCGGGGTAGTCGTTCTTCCAAGGCGCGGGCGAGTGCTTCACAGCTCCTCCTTCAGCCTGCCGAGGCCGAACCAGAACGCGAGGGCGCTGGGGAACGGAGCGGAACCCGTTCCGTCCCCGAACTTCAGCCGGCCCTTCAGGAAATGGATCAGGTCGGCGGTCTTCACGAAGTCGTGCCACCACCTCGTGTCGGTGCGCGCCGGAATCAGGGCGCAGATCAGCGGACAGCCTTTCTCCGCTTCGTCCATGCACTTCCACATCCAGTCCGCGACATGGGAGTACGGCGGGTTGACGAAGACCCGCCACGGCTTCCACGACTTGACAAGCCCGCTCTCTGCTTCTGTGAAGAACATGGGACAGAGCGCGTTCTCCTTCGTCGCGGCCGGGTCAAGCTCGAAGCCGAACCTGCGGTCGAGCGCCCTGAACAGCGCGCTAGGCGTCGTCCACTCGTCCGAGTTCGACGTCATCATTCCCTGATTCAAGCTCATGCAGCCTCCTCCTCAGCTCCCTGTTGACCGCGACGAGATGCACGTTGCACTTCCGGCACATCTTGGCGCAGAGCTCGTTCCACCTGCGGACGGCGATGCACCTGTAGGGCGCCTCCGGCCCGCACATGCCGCAGCACGGGCAGGCCACGACGTACCCGCCAAGGTCCGTCTCCTCGCGGGCGACCTTGTCGGACCCGCAGTAGGGGCAGGGATGCAGCAGGCTCACTCGTACATCCCCCGCAGGAACTCCGGCGTGGCTTCGACGAACGCGCCGCAGACCTGATGCCACTGGGGCAGGCGGTGGTTCCGCCTCTGCCGGTGGATGTTCTTCATGTTGGCGAGGTTCAGCGTCCAGATCCTGCGCTGGAGGTAGCCTTCCGGCAGCAGGTTCTTCAGCTCCATGAAGACGCTGAGGCTCCCCTTCGACGCATTGAACACCTCGACGAGCCTGTTGAGCTCCGCCAGCAGGCGCCTGTCGACGGGATGCTCGAAGTCGCCCTGCACGAGCGGCCTGCCGGTCAGGCGGTGCATGGTGCTCTCGCTCTGGGCGACCGTGCCTACCTTGAACGTGTCGGCCTCGGCCCACCAGTAGCGCGGCGCCCGGACGTCCCACCAGCACACCACCTGCCGGAGGAACTTGTCCTCCCCGGCGCCGGCCTTGCAGAGCCGGGAGGCGATTTTCTCCAGACGCTCCTTCATGGCGTTCGACAGGATGGCGGGGTCCGGCTCGCCCGACGTCAGGCCGAACGAGAAGCCCAGCCCGAACAGGGCCTCCTGCAGCCCTTCTGAGCGCATCAGATGAATTTCCATATCGTTTGTCCTCCAAAGGCGCGATGTCCCGCAGAACGGAACCTCGCGCGAAATTCGGCTATCTCAGAAAGAGCCACGCGATGAAGCATGTGCCCGCAACCATAATCGCAAACTTCAAAGTTTCAGCGTCCATTGGCTTCCTCCCTCCTCTTCGCCTCGGCGAAGCCCGCGCGCCACGCGGCCTCCGTCCAGCACTTGGCGCAGGTGTTCGGCCCGTACTTCTCGCACCGCGCGCACATCTGCCCGTTGACGAGGATGCGCGCCTTGGAGAGCGAGTGGGCCAGCCAGTCGACGACGTAGGCGTAGAGCTCCGAGCGGGACATGGCGTCCTCGAAGCTGAGTCTTGCGCTCATGGCTACCTCCTCACATGGTCAACTGCAGCGCCGTACCAACACTGCGTGCAGTTCCCCACGCAGGCCTTGCGGTCTTCAGGGCACATGGGCGCCTCGTTGTCGTCGTTGAACCTGTCGATGCTCGCGAGCAGGAAGACCAGCACATCATTCGTCTCCCTCAATTCGCGGCGCAGGGCGCCGTTCTTCTTCGGTTCAGCCGGAGCGTCCGCAATAGTCTTGGCCTTCCTGAAAAATCCAAAGTCGGGCAACGCGACCATGGCCTAGTCCTCCTCTTCCGCCGGCTCCACGGTCGCCTTGAACCTGCCGAACTGGCCGGGGGTGCGGGAGCTGGGGCGCCAGTCGCCGAGGCCGCAGAGCGAGCCCGCCTTGTCGAGGATCTTCTGGAGCACGCCGCGGGTGATGCCCGACTCCTTCGGGTCCGGCACGAGCAGCGTCGTCACCAGCGTCCAGCTCCTGAACATGGGCCTGACCCTGATGTGCTTGCTGGTGCCGACCTTGGCCCTCTTCACGAGGAGCTCGAAGCCCATGTCCTCGACGACGCGGAGGTGCTCCGCGAAGTCGTCCTCCCCCTCGAGCTCCATGAGCGGCTCCACGGGGATGCGGTTGCCGTTGACGAACAGCGGGGGGCAGATTTCGTCCGGCACGATGCCGGACTGCGTCTGCCTCTTGTACGTCTCGTTCTTCGAGCCGGTCGGCACCTTGGCCCCGCCCTCGCGGAGCATGGTCATGACGTTGTCCGAGCTCATGCCGACGTACTTCCCGTCGTGGTACAGGCTGCCGAGCCACGTCCACGCCGGGGTGCGGTCGTCGCCCGCCACGGAGTCGCGGCGGTTGGCCGGGTCCTTCTGCCAAGCGCGGACCTTCTCGCTGAAGTTGATGTTGTCGTGGTGCATGAGGAGGGGAGTCTCGCCCTCCAGAGTGATCTGCCAGCGTTCCATGATGCTTTCTCCTTGTTTGGTTTTACCTTGCCCAGCCGGGCCTCGCCCGGCCGTTCCGAGTTTTGCCCAGTCTTGTCCTGCCGCGCCAGTGCCCAGCCTGTCCCGGCGATGCCTCGCATTGCCTCGCCTGACCGTGCATTGCCTAGCCACTGGCCATGCCTTGGCTAGCCTAGCCCCGCCAAGCCGGACCCTGAAATTCCCTGTCTTGCCTGACCCTGCATGGCCACGCCAAGCCCCAGACCCCGCCCTGCCTTGCCTCGCGCCGCCGCGCCCCGTTCGACCCAGCCATGCTCTGCCTCGCCGCGCCCTGCCCCAGACCCTGCCGGACCTTGCATTGCATTGCCGTGCAATGCCCAGCCTTGCCCCAGACCTCGCCGGGCCGCGCCTTGCCGTGCGGTGCTTCGCCACGCCCCAGACCCCGCCCAGCCACGCATGGCCGCGCCGTGCCTCGCCAGTGCCGGACCTCGCCAGACCGCGCCGAGCCCCGCCCCAGACCATGCCTTGGCCAGCCCTGCGCCGCCGCGCCGGACCCATCCGGGCCAAGCCGCTCCGGGCCTAGAAAAACTCGCGGATGCCCTCCGCCAGCCAGTGCATGACGGGAACCGCCATGCTGTTGCCAAGCGCCCTGTACCGCAGCGTGTCGCGTGCGGGCTTCCCTTGGAAGATGACGTCCGTCCACCCGTCGGGGAAGCCCATGAGGCGTTCGCACTCCACGGGGGTGAGGCGTCTGGGATAAAGCGCCTTGGAAGAAAGAACAGCCGGAGGGGTAGCTTCCGCGGCGAGCGCGTAGGTTACTGGCTTGTCGGAGATGTTGCCTCCATTAGACTTGGTGTTGCAGGTCTTCATGGACACCACGCAGAAGCCCTCCTGCGAGCCCTGCGCCGACGGCCTGTCGGTGCCTGCGCCGGACGCGCACAGCGTGGACGACACGTCGTTGGGCTGGACGACGAGCGTTCCGCAGTCGTGCTCCGCCCGTCCGTCCACCCTCGCAAACCCGGCTCCGCTGCTGGTCATCGTCGGGCAGACTACCGAGCCAGCATGCCCTCTACGCATTTCCTCGCCAGCGCCGCCTTCAGCAGGGGATGGATCTCCTTCCCTCTTGCTTCGGCGCGCCGGAGGATTCCCGCACACGCGGCCGGGCTCAAAAAGTACCTGTCCGGGACCTCTCCAGTCTCCAAGACGTCCGACAAGAAACAGGCGCTTCCGCCTCTGCGGAACTCCGAACCACTGAGCGTCAAGCACCGCCCACGCCAGACCGTACCCGAGTTCGTCAAGCGCCGAGACGAAGGCGAGGAAGTCTGCGCCTCCCGAAGTTGAAAGGGCTCCGGGCACGTTTTCCCAGAGCAGCCACGGGACGCGCAGTTCCGCAGCCAGCCGGACATAGTGTCCAGCCAGTCCTGATCTTGGGTCATTCAGTCCTCCCCTCAGTCCGGCGACCGAGAAGCCTTGGCACGGCGTGCCGCCCACGAGCAGGTCGATCTGCCCGCGCATGGCCCAGCCGTTGATCTTGGTCATGTCCCCGAGGTTGGGGACGAAGGGGCACCTCGCGGCCAGCACGGCGTTGGGAAACGCGTCGATCTCCGACAGCGCGGACACGGAGTAGCCCTCCATGCCGGCCACGGCGCACGACCACGCCTCGATGCCGGAGCAGACCGAGAGGCACCTAATCATCGAGAGGCTCCACCTTGTCGGCGTAGAACTCGGTCGTGCCGTTGATGTCTGCCACGACGCGGTGCTGTCCGTCGCGCAGCTTGGCCAGATAGACGGCCTTCACCTTGCCGCCTTGATAGGTCGTCGACACCCAGTCGCCGAACTTGGGCTCGAACGGCGGCTTCTCGATGGCGTGGACGCGGTCCTCCACGCACTGCCTCTTGTAGCATTCGGACTCCAGCTCCTTGCGCAGGTCCTTCACTTCGGACTTGACCCACTCCATGTCGAACTTGCTGGGGTGCAGCTGTCCCCACAGCCAGTAGTAGATCATGGCGACCATGAACGCGCCGCCGACAGTGCCGAACGCGAACGACCACGTAAGAATCTCAGTCTGCGACATCATGCTTCCTCCTCCTGCGGGGCTCCGTACCCCAGCTCCTTCAGCGCGCCGCCTTCGAGCTCGTACACTCTCACGCGCGCCGACGGGTAGATGGACACGTGCGCGCCGAGGCACGCCCGCGTCTCCTTGATCCTGATTCCCCTGCGCTTCAGGGCGCCGAGCATGGGCCGGGGCGACACGCTCCTGCTCTGGCACCACTCCGAGAACGCCGTGGCCGCCACGCGCAGGCGCTTCGTCTCGTCGCAGTACCACGCCTGCAGCATGTTCTTCGGCCGCACCAGCACGTACTTGTCCGGCATGAACTCGCTCTGCGGATCGGGCTCGTCCTTCAGCCTGCGCTCGTGGCGCACCACGAGGGTGCTCTTCACGAGCGAGTCGAGGAAGTCGCCGAACATGCCGAGGTCGTCCACCCTGTAGGTGCGGTTCATCTCCCTGTTGTACTCCAGAAGCGGGCCGAGCGCCCACTTCTCCAGCGCGTCCATGTCGTAGTCGAGCAGGCCCCACTCGCAGGCCCACCGCCCGGCCAGCATGGCCATGCCGAGCATGCGACCCGTGAAGCGCTCCTGCTGCAGGAAGCCCTTGGACGCGAACCATTCGGCCACCGTCTGGGGCAGGGACTTCAGGCGCTCCGGCTTCTCCATGAGCCGGTGCATGAACTCCGGCCCGGCGAGCCCGTAGTTGTCGGCCGCCACCTGCTGGCAGGCCGCCACGAGCCTGCCCTCGGGGCTGGACGGGTCGCATCTGCGGAAGTCGCACTCCCATTCGAGCACGCGCTGCACGGTGGCCTCGGTGTCCACGTGCCACTTGGACAGCCTGTCCTTCACGGGCTTGTTCGACGTGACGAAGGAGACGGTGCTCCACTCGCCCGTCTTGATGAACTCGTCGCCGGAGGACTTCAGCTTCTGCTTCTCCTGCCCGGCGGCCAGCACGTAGACGAGGTTGGCGAGATCCTCGGGGGACATCTCGGTCAGCTCGTCGTGCATGGCCGGAAGGTTCGGCGCGGCGGCCATCCTGCGGCACCTCGCCACGGCGGACGCCGTCTGCGAGATGAGCGCCCTGTCGGGGTCGCCCCACACGGACGCCGCGGCCTTGAGGCACCACGACTTGCCGAGGCCGGACTCCCTCGAGAACAGGGAGAAGATGCCGTTCGGCGCGTCGCCTCCGCCCCACTTCATCAGCGGGGCCGCGAACGACAGGCACATGCACAGCATGCCCGCCTTCTGGTCGAGCGCCCTGTACATCTTGGGAAGGAACTTCCACTTTTCGATGTCGCCCTTCGGCGAGTACGCCTCCGCGGTCTTGCCCCCCGCCGCGCCCATCAGCGCCGCCGGCTGCATTCCCTCCGGCGTGAACACGGCGCACGGCAGGACGAAGCCGGACGCCGGCTCGCCCGTGGCGCGGACCGTCACCTTCTGCCAGCCCAGCGCCTTGTACGCTTCGCGCTCCATGCCGGGCCTAGAGGCCACCTTGGCCAGATATGCGTTCACCATCCCCATGAAAGTGCTCCCCGTGTAGGCCGGACTAAGCGGTATGATCTTCGAGTTGAGGCACCACGACAGCGACGACTGCGGCCCGGCGTCCGAGCTGACGATGAACGCGGTCTTCTGCCGCACCCCGCTCTGCTGCTCCACGTCGAACACGTGGGCGCGGAGCGGGCGCATCGTCTCGTCGTAGAACGTCTCGCCCCTGACGTACCTGACCCTTGCGTGGCACAGCAGGTCGGTCTTCTCGACGGCCTTCTTCCCCGACCCGACCCAGTGCCTCCACTGCATCCCCGCCGGGGACACGTCGTAGTCGTCGCCGTCGTCGAACCTGAGCTCGACCAGCCCGTCCTCCGCCGACCAGTCCGGCAGGACGAAGGGCTTCTCCGTTTCCGGTATTTCCTTCTCCGCAGGCGGCGTAGCGTCTAAAATTTCCGGTTCCGCTATCTGCAAGGGCGGGGCCAGCTTGGCCGTCTGGACGGGGGACTTCACGAGGGCGGCGTAGGCGCACCCCCCGCACAGCTCCGGCGCGTTCATCCTGAACGTGGCGCAGGTGGCCGGCATGTCGTCCGCCGCCATGCCGAACTTCTCCTCCGTGCCGGAGGGATCGTACCTCGGGTCGTCCATCGACAGCTCGTGCGCCAGCTCCAGCCCGTCCTCGAAGCGCTTCAGCACCGACATGGCGTTGAACCAGTTGGGATAGGACTGCGAGCCCATCTCCCTGATCTGGCGGCAGCACTGCACGAGCTGGCGTCCGCTCCCTGAAGGCGGTCGGCTCCCCAGCCCGAAGCCGTCAAGCGCTTCGGGCCGGGAAGCCTGCGGGCTGAGAGGGATCTGCACGGGAGCCTGCGTCCCGAAAATTCCGTAGAGCTCGTCCTCCCCGTAGGAGGACAGCGCGTCGAGCACGACCTCGACTTGGCGCCCCGACTTCTGGTGCAGGGTGCCGGGCAGGCGCAGGACGCTCGAGGCGTCCGACGTGCGGGAGGGATCGACGTCCATCCCCTCGGCCTTGAGGAAGGCCCCGAAGCTCTGGGCCAGCGCCTTCCACCTCGGCGTCTCCAGCGCCCCGCGCAGGCGCCAGTAGACGTGCCATCCCATGCCCGACGACACGAGCAGGGTGGGCTTCATGCCCGTCCTCTTGGCGAAGCCGACCAGTCCGGCCAAGGCTTCTTCCTTCGTCTGCCAGCGGCAGCCCGCCTTGCCGACGTCCACGTCGGCCCACAGGCACCGCTCGCGCCGGGCGTTGACCGCCTTCCTGCCGCGCTCCAGCGCGGTGAACGACG